CTTAATTCTTTATTAGGTGTTGAATTTAAAATTGTAGTATTTTTAATTGTTTTATCTATAACTTTTAATTGGTTATTCATTAACGCAATAGTTTTTGGTGGTAATATTTTTTTAGCAAATGCTAAATCAAAAGGTACTGGTTCTTTACCTAAAGCTGCTGCTGCAACATAATTTTTCCATTCTTCTTGAACTTCTGGTAACAAAACACCTTTAGCATTTTTAATTAATTTTTGTCTTTGATCTATAGGAATATTAGAATATAATTTACTGTTTGGATTACTTAATTCAGTAAAAGCTAATCTAGGATTATCACCTATATCTTTATTAGCTTGGAAAGATTCAATAGTTCCGGGAATAGAATTGATAATTTTATTTAAATCTGGAGTTGGCATTTTACCAGTAAAAGCATCTGTATATAATTTTGTTAAATCGGTTTGTAATACACCATAATCAAATTCATTGTTGTCTCCTAATATAGCTTGAGACAATAAATGATTTTCTTTTTGATCTACTTGATTATTTAATTGTGTAAATACATTTTTATCTATTTGTTTTTCAACTCTAAAGATTCCTTTTTGTACTTCTGTTAAAGCATTGTTCTGAAATAAAGTTTGACTAGCATTATTAGTTGCTTGACTTTTGTATTTATTAATTAAAGCATTAGATTGTTCTTTGTAATAAGCATTAGCAGCTTCTTTGTTTACTCCTAATACACTATCATTAGCAATCGTTTCATTAACTGTTTGCATATCTCTAATAAAATCATTTTCTAATGTAAGTGCTTCAGTTCTATTCTGTGTATCGTTTGCTTGTACAGCTTTCTTTACAACAAAATCTGTTACAGGAGATAAAGCATTAGCAACAGTTTGTGATAAAGGAATTTGTAAATTAGATTTAGCACTTCCAACTTCTGCTGTAGGTCTTGCTTCAGATGTGAATGTAGGAATTTTAGGCATTATCTATCTGCTCCCGGTAATGGATTAGGATAATTATTTCTGTTTCCAAAAGGAGATTTTGGTGTTCCACCAAAAATAGGTTTATCTGCAAAGCTACTCATACTTAATAAACTTGTTCCAACTTTAGAAACAGTAGAGATGTTTGCTAAACGTGCTTGTTGTCTTGCCATTTGTCCTTGTATTCTGGAAAATCTTGCTTCTTCCATTTTGTTAGCCATACTAACATCTGCGTTATATCTTGTAATTTTATTTTGCATTTCTTTTTCTAATTCATTAGCTTCTGTAATTCTTGCTCCAGAACCACTATCTATAACAACACCAGATTTTGCTAAAGCAACTTCTACTGTTCCTACTGATTTTCTAAACTGTTGGTCAAATCTTGCAATGTCAAACTCTGCTTGTTTATCAATTTGTCCTGCTTCTTGTTCTGCAATAAGTGCATTTCTATTTGCTACCTGTTGATTGTATTTACCAATAGCACTTTGCTGTTTTACTTGAACAGCTGCCATTCCAACTGTAAATGCTGCTGCGTATGGATTACCCATTAAAATAACCTCGCATACATATATTGATCTGATCCGTCAAATCCCCATTTTCTCATTAAACCTTCTCTTTCTAAACCTAACCACTCTGCAAATCTAATGCCTTGTTTAAAGTCTTTCCTAATGCCTGTTTGTACTCTTTGTATATTATGTTCTTTTGCAACTCTAGCAAAATCTTTTTTAATAGCTTTTGCTGTGGCTAAAGGATATTTCCACATTTCATTTGTAGCAATAACCCAACCTTCAGCAACTTGACCCCATACCATTTTCATTCCTGCTGAGAATATAGGTTTATTACCTATCAATCCTGTAAAAGCTAGATTCTTTTGTTCTAAATTTTTTGCATCGCCTTGTAGTGTTACAAATTCAGCATCACTTTCTAAAATTTTATAATTAGCTTGGCAAGAAAATATAAATCTGCCATGCTCAAAAGTATAAGGAACTATATTTAATTTATTAATCATTAGTTTGTAAATCCGGGTATAAAGATAAAACAGTTAAAGGCAAAGGTTGTGTTTGTCTTACAAATATAAATCCATCTGTATCATAGTTACCTCTAAACTCTACAGTTTTATCTCCGTTAAATGTTGGTAGTCCTTGATCCATTACATCAGATGATTTTCTAAATGGTACTCTTTCCATATCATTTAAATTACCACCTACTTCTACTCCAATAGATTCAAATAATCTTAATGTAATTTCATATATTCTTTTTGTTTTAGCTTGTGATGTTCCATTTTGAGAACCAGCATCAAGTCTCATGGTTTGTAAAATAGATTGATAACCAAGTCCTACTTTAACATTAGTAGATGCTTTCTCTAAAGTAATTGCACCATTGCTTACAACTCTAGTTGCGTGTGTTGATCCATTAGATAAAATATTAACAGTTTGACCTTCTAAATAATCTAATCCAGAAATAGTAGTAGCTGCTGCACCACTATAAGAAGCTGCACTATCTAAAAAATTAAATGTTGTATTATCTGTAGCTGTAAATTTAAAAGTATTTAAAAATTCTACATATCTTCTTGTAATATTATTTATTGTTCTTTTAACAATAACCCAAGTTTGGTATTCATCATTGTCAGTAGGAATAACTGCAACACTTTCACAAACTGGTTTGCTTTGACTAACACTTGTTAATCTTGTTTCATCAAAACTTTTAATTGTTAAATAACCTAAACCTGTTGGTGTAACTTCTGTTAAAGTAATTACAGAACCACTAACTGTAGCTGTTACACCAGTTGATGATGCTGTGTTAGCAGTATTAATAGAATTTTTTAAATTAGTAGCTGTGGTGTCATTGTTAGTTTCTGTTTTAAATTGTTGAGCAGAAGCTGTACCTGTTGTTGATGTAAAAGTAACTTCTGTGCCATCTGATTTTGTAATTACAATTCTTGTACCTGTTATAATATTTGCATAATCACTAACTGTAATTTTTGGTATACCAAATATTCCACCAAATATATGTCTATGCCAAGCTAATACTTCTTGTTCTCTTTGATAAGTTAATCCAATAAGTTCTCCATCACCACGCACTCCCCATATAATTTGATTAGGTTCTTGTTGGTAAGCTAATTGTGATAGTCCACCTTCAGTAATATGTTCTGAAAGAATAGTCATGTCTGGTGCTAAATAACCATCTACATCAAAGTTGTAAGCTAACTCTCTAACTTTTCTTCTAGCACGTTGTAAAAATAAAGTTACGTTACCTACTGAAACAGCATCTAAATTAGATGCACCATGATTAGATTGTTTTTTAATTAATATGTTAGTAGGTGTAATTGCACTATCTGTGCCACCACCAGATACAGAAAATTCACCACCTGCTGTACCAATAACTAGCGTTCTAGTTGCTGTCATAAATCTAATTGCATTAACTTGATTAGATGCAATAGTATAAATAATAGCATCACTATCAGCTACAGTACCACCTATGTTTGCATCCATGTTTTCGTAATCTCCTGATTTAGAAAAGAATACAGTTTGAGGTTGGTTAGTTGTTCCTGCAAATACTAATCTTTGTTCAAAGAAAGTAACACAAGTTGGAAATCCTGTAGTGTTAGAAAATGATCCTAAGTGCCAAGCAGTTATTGCGTTAGTGTTTGCAAAAGCTGTAGTAACATCTACTGTAATACTTGTTGTACTACCAACAGCTGTTATTGTTCCATAACCATCGTTAAAATGAATAAACCTTCCTACATCAGTAGATAAAAAACCAGAACCATTATTAATACCTGTTGTTGCTGAAGCTGTAATAGTTCTTGATCCTGTAGATGCTGAAGAAGGTGTTAATGTTGTGTCTGTAATATTAACATCTTGAAATGGTCCTTTAGTAAAAACAACATCTGCTAATGTCCAACTAACATCTCCTGTTCTTGATAATGTAGCTGGTGGATGTGACGGATGACATAGGTACATGACATCAGCTGATTGAACAAATTTAATATCAAACAGTTGTGCAGTTGTATAAGGTGTTGTTATTTCAAAAACTTTGTTTGCTGTTCCTGCGGATGCATAAGTTGTAAAATTAGTGCTGTTAATATTAGTTCCATCTTTATCTGTTAATTCAAATGTATTAGTAGTTTTGTTTGCAACTAAATATCTTTTTTCATTTAGTTCTGTCATACCTACAACATTAGTAATTTTTATTTCATCACCATTAGAATAACCATGACTACTAGAAGTAACTACTGCTGGATTAGCTTTTGTAACTGCGGTAATAGTTTTGTTAGCTTCAAATACTGTACTGCTATCTTTAAAAACTCTAATTTTAAGATTAGAAAACTCAAGCATATAAGTTTGAGTTGTAGAAAATTCAAAAGGCATTAACCTTGTTTTGTTTGCACTATTAGCAACTTCAGCTGCAAAACTTGTTCCCGATCTTCTTGCTGCCGCACCATGAGGATAGATAATAAAATTTTCTAATTTAGTGCAACCTGATGAGTATTTAGATAAATCGTTACGACCATCTAATCTGGGAGAAAGTTCACCAGCGGTGAAGTTAGTTAGTTGTACTGCAACTCGTGCCATAGTTTAGTACCTTATATTTACAAAAGTACTAGCATCTATAGCATCTGTCATTCCAAGATCAGGTGATGTGTTTTGACCTTCAGTAGAATCTACAAATCTAGCATCTCTTAATTTGTCTTGAAATAACGTATTCATGTTTGTTGCAACAGGATTAGATGATGTAATTCCGTAAGCTATATCTGCTGCTAAAGCAGCTGATAATGTTTCTCTTAATAATTCATCGTATACATTTGGATCAGTAACTCTTGAAATGTATAAAATTTTCATTGTATCTGTATTGCTTAAAATTTTTCTACCTTCTACTTTGTAGTTAGAATCGTAATCTATAATGTAGAGTAATCTTAAGCAATCAGCGGGTAGTGTAAATTGACCACTAAAACCCCATGCTGGAGCTGTTGTATCTTTTGCTAATGATGCTCTTTCTTGTAAACAATTCCAAGGATGAGTTCTAAATAGAGCATCTCTTACTTGAGTATACCTTGCATTACAAAGTCTTGCGTTCTTAGAATCCTCTGTTAATGAAAGTATAGTGGTAGCACCCAGTTGGTTTAATGCTCCATTACAAATGTCTACTACCGATGCCATGTATTATGATTTTTTCTTATTTGGAAAACCAGCTTTCATATTTGCGTAGGCTTTCTTTGTGATTGTGCTTTTCTTTTTTGATCTTGAAGTTCCTGCTTTTTTTCTTGCGTTTATATTTCTATATAAGCTCATGTTTCTCCTATTATGTTTTTACTTTAAACATTCTAGGCGGCTTCCACTCTCGCTTTCACCGCCTAAAATTCTATAATTATAACTAATGTTAGATTAGTCTACAACGTAAAACATTGTAAGCTGAATCGTTCCACTAGCTACTGCTCCTGTAAGAGTAATAGAGACAGGTAAACCATCTTTATTAGCATCTACAATAGAGTTTTCTCCTAATGCAATAGTGTTCGCAACATTAGCAGCTGAAGCTGAAGCAGAACTTGCCGCAGCTTTATACGCATCAGCATCTAACGCAACAGTACTACCTGCTGAACTAGTGTGTGCCGCATAACCAACTGATAATTGAGTTGAACTATTTAAAGCATCATGTGCTAATCTACCAGATACAATTCTTGCACCATTAGGTAAATTAAACATTTGGATAACATCATTAATCGCTAGAGAAGCTGCTTCGTATTCTGCGAAAGCAACTCTTACTCTACCTGCTAATTCTGTAGTATCTATTTTTTCTGAAGGAACATTTTGATCCCACTTAGTTTTCTGTACTGAATAAACTGTAGCCATATTTTCCTCCTATTATGCTTCTGTACAAGTTATACCAATAACTTTAGATTGTTCCATTCTAGTAGCTCCAATGCTCATGCAGTAGTAAACTTGAGTAGCATACGATTTGTCTGCTCTTTCGTCTATTCTTGCATTTACATCTTTACCAATTCCTAGAGTGATACCATCCTGTGCGAAAGCTATGCAAGTTCTATCATTGCCGTCTTTTGCAAGTCTATTGGAAACTGTAAATTTGAAGCCAAGAAAAGTATCAATATCGCCTTGCACGAGTGCTTTTACAGTATTGAAATCTGAACTTGTAACTTCAGTTACGTTTAAAAGATTATTAATCTGCTCCGGAGACACGATAAGGTGTCTTGGAATTGAAGGATCAACATCCGCTTTATCAAAAGTTTCTTTAGCTTTTGCTAATTTAGGAATGTTTAATCCTGTCGTAGAACCTACATTTGCTGCGATTGCAGTTTGTGCATTTTCTGTTCCAGAACCAGTTTCGCCTGTGAAGGCTTGTCCAGTTGCGGCAGATATAATAACATCATCCATTGCTCTCCCCATTGCGTAAGCAGCGGCTTGTGCGTAAGATGATGTAGGGTCAATTAAGAGCCTTACTTTGTCCTGTTGATCAATTAAATCAGCAAATTCATAATCTGCAAGAGATACTCTTCTTCTTGAGTGAGGAGTGT